GTCTTTCAAGACAGCCACTAAGCCCGCTTTGATGAGGATGGCAACGGCGGCAGGTATTCAGTTTCACCCAGAATACACAACGGTTAAACGAGAAAGTGAGAATACATACGTAGGAACGGCATACGGTGCGGTAAGGCTTCCTGATGGCAGCTTTAAGACACACAAGGAAACTAAACGTATTTGCCTTGATGATGAAGAGGCTAAGTACAAGCTCGAGTTTGCAGACAAGGCAACTTTAGGTATAACCGATCCTAAACAGGCGGCGGCAGCGGCTGAAATGTTTAAGGGCTTTTGGAAAGATACTACAAACAAGTGGGGCAAACAGTGCAGAGCTTATGTTATATCTGATGAAGACAGAGAAAGGTATATTGACCGATCTGTACTGGTTAATATGACCTTGCTTCGTAAGACTGCTTCGGAAAAGGCACAGACAGGAGCAATATTAAGGGTGATAAGGGCGTTGCTTGGTATCAAGAATACATACACCATAGCAGAGCTTCAGAAGCCGTTTGTGGTGCCTACTGTAACATTTGCACCTGACTATAACGATCCAACTGTAAGACAGGCTATGCTTCAGCAGGGTATGAACTCTATGGCCAATATGTTTGGCACAACCAATACAGCTCCAACACCTGCAATTACTATTCCGTTTGCGGATGAGCCGATAGGTGATGACTTTGAGCTTGGTGAGAACATTGATAATCCTGCATTTATGTCAGATATTCCTAATGATGAATATGACGATTATCAGCCCGAGCAGCCTAAGACGAGCTACCCACAGGATGCACCTACTCAGGAAGTGAGTGAAGAGTATCTCTGTTCAAACTGTGGAGCTTCGGTGCCTGAAAAGGTTTACAGCTATTCAATTAACAAGTGGGGCAGACCTCTTTGTTTTAAGTGTCAGAGGGAGGTGGGCAGGTAATGAAAATTATTAAATTATCGGCTAATAACAAGCTCTCTGTACATGAATATCCTACAGGCGACTATAGTCAGCAAAATCAAGAACTAAGGGGCTTGATAGGTGATGATTGCCACATATATGAACACGTTAAACCTCGCAAATTATACACATTGCTTGGCCATGAAGATACACCTACAAAGATAAAGGGCGAGTGTGTCAGCATGTTGATTGATGAGGAGGGACTTATAAAGGACAGGCCTGTACCTATTAACTATGTCGCTTCATTCCTGTATGATGGCGCAACCTTTATTGCGGGAAATGTATTATTTGTAGGCGAAGAGTGGTGTGATGACGGAATTGATTTTTGCGGCATTAATGATGTTGTATTTGAACGGTTGTATGCTCAGCTTGACAGAACAGTGGGAATTTTGAAGGGGGTGCAGGTATGAAGATATTACAAACGGCGGACTGGCATATAGGTACGTTTAGAGGACCTATAAAAGACGGAGTTAATCTCCGAACAGAAGATACCAAGCGCTGCTTGGATGAAATGATAAAGGTGGCTAGAGAGGAAAGACCTGACTACTCGCTTATTTCGGGTGATGTATTCCACGTTGGTCGATTGTGGTCTGACAGATGCTGCGAGGAAATTATCACAGCTATTCATTACATTAAACAGCTTGCGGCAGTATCAAAGCAGGTTGTTGTGATGAGAGGCACACCAAATCATGACGGAGCAGGACAGTTTGATGTACTTACTGCAATGTTTAAGGATTGTCCGAATGTTCATATTGTAACTACACCTCAGATAATTTCGTTTGATGATGTTGATATTGCGGTGTTACCTGGATTTGACCGTGGAGCATTCAGAGCAAAATTCCCCGGAATATCTAAAGAGGATGAGAATGATGTGTTCACCAAAGAGCTTTCGAATATCGTTCTCGGTTTAAAGGCGCAGTGCAATCCTAATAAGCAAAGCGTGCTCATGTCACACTATACTGTTCCAGGATGTAACACCGAAAGCGGACAGGTGATGGTGCTTACACAGTTTGAACCTATCATACCACAGGAAGCCTTGTTGGCGGCTGATTATGACCTTGTTGCTCTTGGCCATATCCACAGACCTCAGCAGATAGCTTCAAACAATTGGTACTACTCAGGAGCTATCAATGCAATGAACTTTAATGATGAGGGGCAGGAGAGAGGCTTCTGGGTGCATGATTGCACAGCAGGATTGTGGCAGAGCAAATTCCACAATACTCCTATTAGAGAGTTTATCACTTTGGAATTTACGGATACAGATATTACGGCTATAAATCTTGGCAATATTGATGCTGTTGCAGATAACTTCTGGCGTTGGAATGATGCAATAAGAAATAAGATTGTTCGAATCCGTTACAGCTGCACAGCTAAGAACAATAAAGCATTAAACAAGGCTGTATTGGAAAAAACGTTGCTTAATGACGGTGCATTTATGGTATGGGAAATCTTGCCTGACAAGGTGGATGAGTTTGCTAATCGTACAGAGCTTAGTAACACAACTGACCCTGAAGCAAACCTTGTAAAGTATCTTGAGGAAAAGCAATTCCCTCCCGAGAAAATCCAGGAGCTGGTGTTAAAAGCAAGACCAATCATAGCAGAGGCAGAGGCTAGTGTGACAACAGTAGCTAACACGGGTACATTTGAGCCTGTTGAAATCTCTGTAAAGAACTATCGTAACTACGAGGAAGAAACCTTTAACTTCGAGGACATCAGCTTTTGTACTATTAACGGACAAAACGGTGCGGGTAAGAGTAGCTTATTCATGGATGCGATTATTGATTGCATCTACGAGGAACCTCGTGAGGGCTTTGTAAAGAGTGATGATAAAAGACCTGTTTGGCTGAGAGACGATGAAAAGGCTAGGTCGGGCTACATTATGTTTACCTTCCGCATTGGAAAGAAGCTCTTTCGCATTACAAGAACAAGGACACGTTCGGGAAGCATAACCCTTAACGTATCGGAGTTTGTTGATGGTGAATGGCAAGATCAGTCAAAGGAAAGGGTTGCTGATACTCAGCAGGAGATTTTGAACATCGTAGGTATGGATAGTCTTACATTCAAATCATGTGCTTTGATTATGCAGGATCAATATGGATTGTTCTTGCAGGCGAAGCCGGAGGAACGTGTGGAGGTACTTGGAACGCTTCTTGGCTTAGGTGTTTATCAGATAATGGAAAGGATTTCAGCAGACAAAGGCAAGGTATTTGGTGCAAATACCAGGGAATTACAGAAGGAAGTTGAGATTCACAACAGCACAATTATCAGCTACGGCAATCCTGATGAAGAACTCAATGCACACAAGGCAGAGCTTGCAAATTATGAGAGTGCATTACAAGCAAAAATGGGTGAGAGAGATAGAAACAATTTGCTCCTTACGCACCAGCAGGAAGCCGTAGAAAGGCATTCCAAACTGATGCAGTCTATTACTACCTTGCAAGCTAAAAAGGCTTTGGCAGAGCAGAATAGAGCAACACAGCAGGCGATTATTGACAGTAGCTCAATCATCCTTGAAAATAGGCAGAAAATTGAGAGTATGGTTGCTGAGTATAACTCAATGATTGAAAAGGAAGTGACGCTTGCCAGAGAGTCAGCCCTGTACACTGCTAAAAAGCGTGAGGTAGAGGCTTATGCAAGTCAGGCATCCGAGGAACAGGCTAAGACTGACAGTTTAAAGGTAAGATTAAAGCAGAGAGAAAATGAGCTTAGTTTGGCTATGCGGGCAACAGATCAGGAGGCTCTCATCAGATCAAATGCGGCTGAGTATGATAAGTATGTTGTGTTGCTACACAGTATGCAAGAACTTCAGATGAAATATACTGAAGCTCTTGCAGTAAGAAGTCAAAAGGCATATGCAGTTGATAGCAAGCGAGCCTATATCAATCAAGAGGAACATCGGTTTAATGCTAGGAAGGCTGAGTTGGAACACCGCATCGAGTTACTTCAAAACTCCGGGTGTGTAGACTCGGAACGTGCAACATGTAGGTTTTTATCAGATGCGATTGAAGCAAAGAAACAGTTACCTATTGTTGAAAATGAAATTGCTTCATTTATGCAGGAACAAAATGAGCTGGAGGAGAAACTGACGAAGGAGTTGGAGGAAGCAAATACAGTTGTATTCGAAATTGGATTTGATGAAATCAAGTTGCTGGAATACAAGGAAAAGGTTTCACAGCTGTCAGGAGCATCTGAGGCATTAAGGAAATTGGAAGGAAGTATAAGCCAGATTGCCATTATTCAAGCAGATATAGAACACTTGCAGTCAAATATACTTGAAGCTGACAAAAGGCTTATAGAGCTCAAATTAAAGGGAAAAGAGACCGAACGAGAATGCGATAGATATGCAAACGCTTTTGATGAGCATGTCAAGGTGCAGAATTCTATCCTAGTGTTAAAACCTTGGCTTGAAAAGGAGAAACAGTTGCCGGTGGCAGAGGAAAGAAAAGCTACTGCTACAAGTCGTCTGTTAGAGCTGTCAGCGGAAATCTCAGGTATAGATATGGAGATTACAGAAAAGCAAGCAGAGGCGGAAAAAGCATTCCTCACACTCGGAAACGCAGAGGAATTAAAAACTGTTGCAATAAGGCTTGAAGCTGAGGTTAATGCACTTAATGCTGTTGTAAAAGAACATCAGATGAAAATAGGAGCGTTACAGCAGAAAGCTGAACAGATTGCAACGCTTAAAAAGGAGATTGTTGCTTTGCAGGAACAGCAGACCGAATATGCGAAGGAAACAGCTGATTATGATGCTTTGAAAGTGGCATTCGGTCAGAGTGGTGTACCTCATCAGATTATAAGGTCTATCATCCCTCAGCTTACAGCTACATCAAATAGCATCCTGGGACAGATGACAGGTGGAAAAATGGGTGTAGAGTTTAAGCTGGAACGCTTGATGAAGAACGGCAAGGAGAAATGTTCTCTGGATATTCTTATAGAGGAATACGGCAAGGCAGCTCTTCCGTACCTCTCTAAGTCAGGCGGTGAAAAGGTTAAATCCTCACTTTCGGTTATCCTTTCGCTTGCGGAGATTAAATCATCCTCGGCAGGCATACAGCTTGGTATGTTGTTCATTGATGAGCCACCATTCCTTGACGGAGATGGTATCCAGGCTTATTGCGATGCTCTTGAAACAATACAGAGCAGATACAAGGATATAAAGATTATGGCAATAACTCATGATCCGACGATGAAAGCTCGTTTCCCTCAAAATTTGGATGTTGTGAAGACGGAACGTGGCAGTAAAGTGATTTATTAATACATTGGGAGCTTGCTGAAAAAAATGGGTAGTAGGCGGCTTTAAATGAGAGCGAAGAGTACCCCATACCCCGACCAGGTTATACATATCAATCCCCCTTTTGATAAATATAACTTGGATTATCCCCCTTAGAAATTCACTCATAAGCTCAAACCCATTTCTTGAAAGGATGTGAGTATCATAGCAAGAAAATACTATTGGTTGAAGTTAAAAAACGACTGGTTTAGCTCTAAAGTTATAAAGAAACTAAGAAAAGTCGCAGGTGGAGACACTTATACAATTATATATTTAAAAATGCAACTGCTCTCCTTGAAAAATGAAGGTAAGTTATATTATGAGGGGATAGAGAATAGTTTTGCGGAAGAACTGGCATTAGACTTGGATGAGGATACAGATGATGTTAAAATCACAGTTTCGTTTTTGCAAAGTAACGGGTTACTTGAGGCTTTAGAAGCTGATGAATATTTACTTACGGCAGTTCCTACTGCAATAGGCAGTGAGACGGCCTCTGCTGAGAGAAAGCGACGGCAGAGAGAAAGAGAGAACCAAATTGAAGCATCATCTGAACAAAGGCTAATTTGTGACAATGTCACAAACTCGTCACAAGTTGTCACAAACAGTCACACAGAGATAGATATAGAGAAAGAGTTAGAGTTAGAATCAAATACAAGTATTTGTGCGGAGCGAGAATGCTCCACACCGGAACCAGAGCCAATCATAACGCTCCCTTTGAATACAAGCGAGGAATATCCGTTTTTTGAAAAAGACATTTTGGAGTTTTCTGAGCTGTATCCAGCGGTAGATATACTGCAAGCAATGAGGGGTATGAAAGGATGGTTGATGACGAATCCGACAAGACGAAAGACCAAACGAGGTATTAAGCGTTTTGTAAATTCTTGGTTAGCTAAAGAGCAAGATAGAGGTGGGACGCTGAATCGTGTTCCAAATACTAATTTTGCAAATAGCTCTTCAGCAAATAGAATGACAACAGAAGCGTATGCAGCATCGATTGCGGGGTGGAACGATTGATTGATACACAGTTCGAAACATTAGCAGTCGCTATAAAGGCGGCATACCCAAACTTCAATATGCTGGACAAGCCTGCTATGAAAGTATGGTTTACAATGTTGCAGGATATTGATTTTAAGATTGCTGAAAATGCTGTTATGGAGCATATCAGCACATGTAAATATCCTCCGAGCATAGCTGATATAAGGAGGTTATGTATGGCTCGGTGCAATCCACCTATTTTGAGCTATTTGGAAGCATGGAATACGGTTTTGCTTGCTATATCAACATACGGATTTGAACACTACAAAGAAGCTTGCACGTTGATGGATGACTTAACTCTGGAGGTTGTCAAAGGTTTGGGATGGTATAACGTTTGCTACAGCACGAATGCAGATGTGCTTAGAGCAACATTCAAAACTGCCTATGAGGACAAAGCAAGGGAAAGGGAAAGTAAACAAATGTTGCCGGCGTTCGTTCTGAGCAATAGAACGGCTTTACAGGCAAAACACACTCCAATCGCTGTAAAGAGAGAGGTGCCGGTAATCGAAACGAAACAGGTTGAGAGCTTGCCACCGACGGAAACTGTTGAGATGATAGAAAAAGTCAGGAATGAGGTGAGATCCCATGGAAAGCAAGATAATGCAGGAGTGTGAAAAAGAGTTTATAGACATTTTCAGAAGCCTTTGTGACAGCCGCAGTACATGGCAGGTTTGGGCGGACTTGATGTCAGCAATCTCATGTTCCTTGAGCAATGCTACTGATAGGAGACAACCTCACTACGACAACCGAGAAAAGGAATATGCTGACTGTATAAAAAGACTAGGCTCTGTTGGTGTAGTAGCACGTATATTTGCGGTAATTGTCAATGCGTATGAGCTTCGACCAAATCAGGATTTTTTAGGGAAAATGTATATGTTCTTGGAGCTAGGAAATCATTGGAAGGGTCAGTTTTTTACACCGTACACTGTTTGTGAGTTGATGGCAAGGGTATCTATAAGTGACAAGCAAGCTGAAATTAAGGAAAAGGGTTACATATCGGTTAATGATTGCGCCTGCGGTGCGGGTGCCCTGTTGATTGCTGCGGCAAATATGTTCAGGGAACAGGGTATTAATTATCAAAATCACGTTGTATTTGTGGCTCAGGATATTGATAGAGTAGCTGGGTTGATGTGTTACATACAGCTTTCGCTGTTGGGATGTGCAGGGTACGTTTGTATAGCCGATACGCTTACAAATCCATTATGTGGCTCTGTTCTGTTCCCACAGGAGAAAGAAGACCAGGAGTTATGGGTTACACCAATGTTTGCCTCTGATGTGTGGCAATGTAGGCGAATATATCATTCCATGAATTCATTAGTTGCCAGAGAGAAGAACAAAGATGATTTTTCGTTTGTTTTCCGTTTTGGTGAGGAGGGATCAGATGAGGTGGTATGTACCTTGCAAACTGGGTGAATGGTATTCTGAGACCAAATTTTTAGGATGGGTTAAGGGTACCAAAGTATATGGGTACACAGGTGCAGAGCTACAGTTGATTGAAGTTAATGTTGGGATGAAAGCTGATTGGTCTTGTGTTCCTGAACAGTTTAGAGATTATGTTTCGGTCGGCAGACTGGGAGAAACCGCTCTTGAAAATTACAGTATTGATAAATGGAACTTCGAAAAAATGACTTTAGATGTTCCCGACCTTGAATTTGAAGAGAGGTTGATAGGGAGGAAAAAAGTTCGTTTAATTGGGTTGCGATATAGTGAAAGCGGATTGCTTGGACACTATGTTACAGCGGATAGGTACGAACATTTATATGAGCCCATAGATATTAAGGTGCTATATTCCGAAACAAGGAATGACAGATATATTAAGTTTGAATTTAAGGAGGTAATGCGAATGTCAAAAGATATGGAGCATGACAATGCTATTGATACAATCTCTGTTGAGGTTGTGCCGGGTGTTGAAGTGGAAATAGAGGATATTGACAAAGCGGCAGCCGCCGCATCCGCAGAGATACAGAAAGCGGAAA